AAGGAGTCCTTAATGGCCGAGAGTCCAAACTTCTTCTCGATGTTGTTCGAGAGGGTCCCAACGTCTTCACTCTCGTAGAACTTCTTGAACACCTTGGTGATGAGGGTGGACTTTCCAGATCTCGCGATACCCTTGAAGAATGGGATAACCTGCCACGAATCCATATCGTTCACATCGAAGCAGAGCCGACCACCCATGACATAGGCCCAATTGCAAACTTCCTCCTCGAATTTCTGGTACCTCAGTACACTATCAAAGTAGGGGGTTGGGATGTCCTGCCACCTTTCGATATCCGGGAAGTCATCAAACTGCTGGTCAAAGTACTTACACGCCACAATGGTGGGGTCGAGGCACATGAACTCCTTACTCTTGTAGGGATAGAACCGACAATCGTACACATCTTCCGCGATGTACTGTTTACCAACGAATACACCGTTTCTAAAGGACCAAACGTGACGTCTCTTCTCAATCTGTGGAAATTGGTGATCGACACACTTTGACACATTTTCAATTACATCCCTGAACACTGAACCTCTACTCGTGAAGTTTTTCCAGTTGTTGAAGTCGTCATCCTTCTGTGAGAGGGAGTGTACAAAGTCCTCGATAGTAAACTTTGGGTTCCACGCACGTGTTCGAAAGCCTTCGATGGTCTTAATTTCTTCACAGCAGAATCCCTTGTATCTCCTGTACCCAGACTTATAGGTTTGGTCAAGAGTGTAGAGCAGACATTTCTGGAAGGGGGTGGCACTTTCAATCTCGTCTTCATCCATAGTAGAGGGATCTGCACTTGTGACAATTTGGGGCATCGCAGTGGGGTTGACGACACGCTCAAAGGATGTATAATGCCGTCGGATATTTTCATACCCATCATTTACCTGTTTGAAAATATTATTGACCCTTTTAATGATGGGAACTTCAATGTCGTCCGATTCCTTTTTGTGAACACCAATTTCCCTGATATAGTTCTTCAGGTCAGAAAGAAATCTCCGATGTCTATTTTTGATGTCTTTGATCGCGAGTATATCTATCCTCGAGGGATCTGGGTTCCCTTCAACACTGAAATTATCTGGGTGAATGAACTGTCTGTACCCCAACTCACGGGCGTTCCTGTAATCACCCGTCCTCAGATCCCACCGAAATTCTAGGGAGTCAACGGTCCTATATATTTGTTCCAAGTTCATCGAACGGATTTGTTGCTTATGAAGTTCCGCCAAAGCCTCATAAGTGTTGGGTTCCTTGTCGATGAAGTGGGTTTCTTCCATTTATATTTACAGTACTTTATTCCTTAAGCAGTTTGAAGTTTACTCAAAATCTTTATGAGTATTTTATTTTGGTTTTGTAGTTGAAGACCAATGTTGACTAGGGCTGTACACACTGTATCCCCTTCTGGTGTAGCGAGTAGGGAACCCATAAATTCCACCATGTCAATTCCCTCTTCGATTTCTTGATCTTCAAAAAGATCCTCTTCTGTTTCTGTGTCGGATACAATTTCTCCCTCTTCGATCTCAATTTCTTTTTCAGGCTGTGACGACATTTAAACTTGACTGAGAAAAATTGGATCGCGAAATTTCGCAGAATTATTTTCTCTGTATATAGTACAACAAACTCTCAAAATGGCCGGTGGTCTCATGCAACTCGTAGCGTACGGTGCCCAGGATGTCTACCTTACTGGTAACCCTGAGGTGACCTTCTTCCAGGCGAAATACAAGCGCCACACCAACTTCGCGATGGAGAACATCGAGCAGACCGTCAACGGTACCCCCTCCGCTGGTGGTCGCGTGTCCGTCACCGTTGCGCGCAACGGTGATCTCGTCGGTGACATGTACCTCGAACTCAAGTCCTCGGCGGCCGACTCCAAGCTCGCGTGCTGGGTCGCGGAGCGTGCGATCAACAACGTTGAGCTTTCCATTGGTGGTCAGCGCATCGACAAGCACTACCAGAAGTGGTGGCGTATGTACTCCGAGCTCTACTTGGATGAGTCCAAGAAGCTTGCGTGGGGTAAGATGACCACCGCGGCGACCGGCAATACCGTCTACCTCCCCCTCATCTTCTTCTTCAACCGCAACCCAGGTCTCTACCTCCCCCTCATCGCCCTCCAGTACCACGAGGTCCGCGTCGACTTCGACCTTGCGTCCGACTTCAATACCTACCTCAACACCGACACCTTCAAGGTCTGGGCGAACTACATCTACCTCGACACCGAGGAGCGTCGCCGCTTCGCCCAGAAGGGTCACGAGTACCTCATCGAGCAGGTGCAGCACACTGGTGTCGACACTGTCGATTCCACCAAGCAGGTCCGCCTCTCCTATAACCACCCCGTTAAGGAGCTCGTGTGGTGCTTCTCCAAGCCATCTGCGGTGAGCTCCCTTTGGAACTTCACCACGCGTTCTGACAGCGCGAACGTCGTTATTGATTCCGACCAGACCATCGCGACTTCCAATGCGTTCATTGCCCCAGCTGCGCAGGGTTCCCCCCTCCTCAAGCTCGGCACCGATGGTGGTAACGAAATCTATTCGGAGGAGGTCGCCGGTCCCCTCAAGGAATTCAAGCTCGTCCTCAACGGCCAAGACCGATTCAAGGAGCAGAAGGGTAAGTACTTCAACCAGGTCCAGGCCTACCAGCACCACACTGGCGCCCCCTGCCCCGGTATCTACTCGTACTCTTTCGCGCTCAAGCCAGAGGAGCACCAGCCAACTGGTACCTGCAACTTCTCGCGCATCGACAACGCGCAGGTTGCGGTCACCCCAGTTGCGGCGCAACTTGGAGCGACCTCCATGCACATGTTCGCGACCAACTACAACGTCCTTCGCATCCAATCCGGTATGGGTGGCCTCGCGTTCTCCAACTAAATTGCTTACCGCATTTTAGTAAATAATTAAATAAAACTTCATTTTTAAAATGCACAGTACCAATGCTGTTTAAAAATGATTAGCACGCCTAAGTTGACCTATATTTTTTTTTTGTTTTCTAAACTAAAATGCGCAACTTTTCACGTGCCGAATTGATTTCTACTCTGTCTATGATGTTATGCACCGTAGAAAATAACCCTGATATGGAAGTTCGTAAAACTATGGCACTGTCTATGTTTGAGGTTACAGTCAGTTATTACAATCTTCTCACACAGGAAAAGGGTGATAAGAAACTCATTCAGACCTTTTATGATAAGGCAAAAGGGCGTAGTGATTCCAGATTTACAAAGTATGTTCATAAATTCGAAGAACTTACTAGGCCGCCACCCCTGCGCCGATCGGCCCGGCTACTTAAAAACTAAAATTTATATTGAAATATCATGATAGCTGTAGGTCAAACCTACGCCATCGGAAGACAACGCACCTATCGACAACGGAAAAAAGTTGAGAAAAAACCATGTATGGAGAACGTAGATGCACTTTCATGTGCAATCCGTCATACAAGATGTTTGGGGTGTCCGTATAATAACTTTTTTAGACCCGATAGAATCACCGCGAAGACGAAGCAGGACGAAGCAAAAAAATAACTAGACCCAAACCGAAAACCAACCTTTTCCTGATTCTCCTCACAAAGTTTTCTCGATTTCGTCCTTTAATTTTGTGGTGAGCATTTTTAAGAGCGTTACATATTTCTAAATACTCACCATCGGTCAATCTATATTTATATTCCTCGACAACCTTCATTAGATAGCCTAAGTCGGGGTCCATTACTATAAAGTAATAAATAAATGATCAAAAGAATCATCGATCTTTTTGTGAAAGTGGAAAAACCCATGTTGGGGCGTTGGAAAGTTAAAACATGTGAGGACCTGACTACCTCTATAAATTCCGTTTACCAAAATAGAGACCATTGTGGTGACATCATTTGTAAGACCCCAAAGAAGGCTGTTGAATATCACGAGTTAAAAAAGAACGACAATAAGTAAGTATGTACGAAATTTACACAGATGGAAGTTGTTTGGGTAACCCTGGTCGCGGTGGTTGGGCTGCTATTGGGGAGGGTATGAAACTTGGAGGTAATATGAGGGACACCACCAACAATGTAATGGAAATGACCGCTGTCGTAAAGGCTCTTGAAAAGTGTCTGGAATTGGGAATCCTTTCGGTGCGTATTTTTACGGACAGCAACTATGTGAAACAGGGAATCACCACGTGGATAAAAAACTGGAAACGGAATGGGTGGAAGACTGCGTCAGGGACGCCTGTAAAAAACAAGGAACTTTGGATTCAACTCGACGTTTTGACCCATAAAATGGAAATCGTCGAATGGAAGTGGGTCAAGGCCCATAATGGAAATCCTCAGAACGAGGCGGTTGATGCCTATGCGAGGGAGTGCGCAAATATTCTCAGCACTTAGTAGATATGGGTGAAGAGGATGTGCCCCATTGTTGGTGTGACAAACAGGAGAAGCTCTTAGTCAAATGGGCAGAAAAGGCGGCTGGATACCGCTGGCTTCACAATCACGCTAGATTGTATTACAAGAAGCACAATGATATGATGGCGTACCCCAATATAATCATAGCGAGTCTGACCGGTGTGGGTGGTTTTGCTGTTTTAAATCCAAATGCTACCGTCGAAGATACAGCTACACAGAGAAGAATCGTAATATTTCAATACATCTTCGCATTCTTAAATGTAATTGGTGGTATTCTCGCGTCAATAAGTAAGTTTAGCCAAAGTCAGCAATTGACAGAGTCACATTCACTCATGTGCATTCAATATTCTAAATTTTATAGAAATATTGACATGGAACTTTCTCTAGAGAAGGAGCATCGGGTAGATGTAATCGAATTTGTTTCAAAGGCTCGGGAAGAATATGACCGCCTATTAGATGATGCCCCCGACATCCCATCTATTTCGATACACGCGTTCAATGAAGAGTTTCCAGACAAGGAACATAAACCAGATGTATGTAACGGTTTAAGCATCATACTATGTGACACACCCACACGGGGTGCGAGTACTAGTGCGAATGTGGGTGGTCGATGGTTTGCAAAACAGAAGAGAAAAAGTATGGACATTGGATTGAGAGAAATAAATGTTAGTAAAGAATAAATGACACCCACTGATAAATTTAGAGTTATTATAACTATCGCATTGTTGTATGGATTTCTTTATAGTATGTTGGATCCTTCAGAGTTTGGCTTCAAGTCGGCTCTCGATCCTTACTATTTTTCTTTTACGACTATGAGTAGTGTGGGTTACGGCGACTTTAGTCCCAAGACGGAACGTGCGAAGATGTTGGTAATGACCCAACAGGCGTTCATTTTCGGTGAACTCTTAAAGTTATTATTTAAACGAAAAAAATAAGTAACTTAGAGATTTTTCTATACACTATATAAATGAACACCGGAATCCTGATCGCTGGCGGACTGTGTCCAGGTGTTCACAACCTCGTACATGATCTCACTCTTTATGAAAAGTCTCAAGGAAATCATGTATTCGGATTTAGACATGGGTTTGAGGGGTTAAATCTAAATGACCGTTCTGAGATGCCAACACTTTCACGTCAAACAATGAAACTTGAAATGGCTGTACACACTTTAAAAGATGTAGATCGTCTTTACTGTCTGTGTGGAAATAAGTCTATGGAAAACGCCGCTTTACTCGCTCTCGATGATAGAGTCAAAACAAACATCATCGGGATAGCGAAGACGGTGTTTGACGATTTTCCAGGAATAGAACCTATTGGTTCCAGAACAGCTGCGTTAGAATTTGAAAATAACATGGAAAATGCATACCGTAAAGCCGCGTCCGAACATTCTATTATTTTTATTGAAATGCCAAGTGAAAAAATGATGACACGTAAAATTTACAATCAGATTACCGACATTGTTAACGGGTTGACTGTAAATGAAATTTCTATGCATCAAATCAAAAATAACTATGAGACACAAGGATTCGCTCTCGTTCTCGTGACAGGAACAGATAGATATTGGGACATTATTGAGTATTTACAGCAAAACACAGATACCTCTGTGAGTGTCATGAGTCCGGCGTTTGAGGCATACGATGTTGAGCCATGTCTCTATGATAAGATACTATCTGAACGGGTAGCTCGTGAGGCGTTTGAACATGCCCAGATTCAGACGAACTTTATCATCGGTGGAGGTGGTACTGTGAAGTTTGAGGATTATCTTGATATAGTATAGGTATGTTCAGAGAGATGTTCAAGAATCCCAAGTTTGTGGGTGCTCAAACATCTCCACCCAACAACGTCGTCGTAGTAACGGAGGATGGGATAGAACATTACACTACACAAGAGTTTGTGTTCAAATCAGAGGCTATAATAGATAAACAATCTAAAGAAGTTAAAGGTACCCCACGAGGTAAAGAAAAGATAGTCCAACTCTTCATCGAACCGACAATTCGAAAGAAGGGGAGGTTCACCGTCACGATGTATGAGTTTTGATCCAATAGCTCAGTTGGTTAGAGCGTGGTGCTTATACACCGTATGTTTGAGTGGAGTCACATCCACATAGGGCACGCCAAGGTCACGGGTTCGAGCCCCGTTTGGATCATTTTTACATATGTGTCCCATATGTAAAAATGATTTTGAGAACCTAAGTTAATATTTATATTGTTTAAAATAAACAAAAACAATGACACTTAACTATTCCGACGACATTACTCTCGCTGAACTTGCGCGTCTCCTGGCGGAGGAGGAGAAGTCTACTAATGGGAAAATAGACAGCGAGGAAGACGAGGGGGAACCGGAAGTTTCTTCTGCTCCTCCAATAC